GCGAGCGTCTCGAACGGCGCCGCGACGGCGACGGGCGGCACGGGCGGCACGGCGACTGCTGCACCCGCCGCTGTTGCCGCCGCTGCCGCCGCTGCCGCCGCGACAGGCACCGCGCTTGCCGAGCCTGTCGCTGCGCCCGTGACGGCCGCCGCGCCCGCGGCGCAGGCCTTCGCCGGCACCGGGGTGATCGCGACGGCGCCGGCCGCCGCGGTCAGCGTCTCGAGCCCTGCAGCTGCGGTTCAGGGTCACGCCCAGACCGCCGTGCAGGCGCCTACAGGCGTGTCTCTGGCCGCGCCGAGTGCGAGTGCAGAGGGTCAGGTCTCCGCGACCGCCAACGTGGCGCCAGCGGCCGTCTCGCTGACCGCGCCGGCCGCCGTCGCGCTGGTCGGGATCGTGGCCAGTGCGGCGGCAGCCGCGGCAGCCGCAGCAGCGCCGGCCGCGTCGGCAACCGGTGACGCCCTTTCCGCGGTGTCGCCGCCCGTCGCGACCGCAGTGTCGGCAGCCGGCAGTGCCACTGGTACGGCACTGGTCGACGTGGCGCCGCCGGCTGTCGCCGCCGCCTCGCCGCAGGGCCAGGGTCAGGTTTCCATCGTCGGCTCTACTGATTCTGCGTCGATCGAGGTCGGCCTCGGCGATGTGACGGCGAGCGGCTCTGCGTTCGCAGAAGGCATTCCTGCTGTTCTCCAGGCTTACCCGGCAGAGATCGCCTATGCAGGCTATAGCGTGTACATCGCGCGTAACCGAGCGGTCTCTTCCAGAGGCGGTCAACGCGTAGTGCCTGCTCTTCTCTCTTCTCGAGTCGTTAACAAACCAGCGGGTCGTACAGTAGTTAAGGAGTAGACATGAAAGACCTGATCACGAAAACCCCAAACGAGAACGTTCCGATTCTCTTTGACTTCAGCGAACACCTTGCTGAGGGTGAGACGATTACCGGAGCAATCCTTGCCGTTAATGCAATGAACGGTTTGGACGCTACGCCTCAATCTCACGTTTCATCTCCTCAACCGGTAGCGGCTGAGGTCTACACGCTGTTTACTGCAGGCACGCGCGGGGAGGACTACATGATCCTCTGCCGGGCTACCACGTCGAACGGCCAGGTGCTCGATTCGTGGGCGATCCAGAAGGTGAGGGATCCGCTCGACGCTTGACCAGCCGAAGGTTTCTCAGTAGCATCGCCTCAACCTCAATAAAAACAACAAGATACGAGGTTCTCAATGTGGATTGCCCCTCTGGGTGACCAGACCTGGGCCGGGGACGAGGACAGCTTCAAGGCTGCAACCGCCCTGATCGAGAAGGTCAACGCGACCAAACCCGAAGCCTTCCTGTTCGACATGGACGAGAAGGCGCCGTCGCTGCTGCAGAAGCAGGGCAACGTCGGGATCATCTCGGTCAACGGACCTCTGATGACGAGCGTGCCCTCCTGGGCTCGCGCGATCTTCGGGATCACCGACTACCCCGCCATCCGCGAAGCCCTCGTTGATGCCGCCCGCGATCCGGACATCGGCGCGATCATGCTCGACGTCAACTCTCCTGGTGGCGCCGTCACCGGGGTGACTGACGTCGCCGATCTCGTCGCCGAAATCGACACCAAGGTCAAGCCGGTGCATGCGTACACCGGTCAGTTGATGGCTTCCGCCGCGTACTGGATCAGCTCCTCTGCGCGGCGCATCACCGCCGGCAACCTTGCCGAAGTCGGTTCCATCGGCGTGATCATGCGGCACATGGAGTACACGAAGGCGCTCGAGAAAGAAGGCGTCACCGTCAACGTGCTGCGCTCCGGCAAGTACAAGGCGCTCGTGAATCCGGTGGAGGCGCTGAGCGATGTCGCTCGCGCCGATGCGCAGGCGAAGCTGGACTACACCTACGGCATGTTCATGGGTCACGTTGCCTCGCAACGTGACAAGGCGTATGCGGTCGCCGATCAGCAGATGGGCCAGGGCCGCACCTTCATCGGCGAGAACGCGCTTGCCGCCGGCCTGGTCGACGGCATCGCTACCTTCGAGCAGGCGCTTGCCGCCGCGGAGGAAGAAGCGCGGGCTTTCGTTGACAAGCGTAAGTCCTTGATTAATAATCAGAAAAAACAAGAAGGGTCCAGTATGAAACGAAAGGCCACGCTCACCGAGCAGGACATCGCCGCGATCGCGAGCGGTGCCCCGGTCGCCGCTGTCGAGCAGCCGGCGGCCCCCGCCCCTGAAGCCCCCCAGGCCGAAGAGGACACCACCGTCGTCGACGCTGCCGTCGAGGGCGCCGAACCCACTACCGAAGCGCCCGCCGCCGAAACCGAAGCGCCCGCCGAGACGAAGGCCGAAGCCGGCGCTCAGGATGCCGTGGTCGCCATGCTGCGTTCGCAGCTGGCCGAGCGTGACGAGGCGATCGTCAAGCTGCGCGTCGACCTCTCCAAGGCGCAGGACGAAGCCGCTGGCATCAAGGCCACCCACGACGGCCTGCTGGCCATCGCCCGCGGCTCGGCCCGCAAGATGTACATCGCGCTGGGCCAGGGCGGTGAGCACGTCGACGCCCTGTCGCCGGCTGCTCTGCTCGAAGAGCACGGCCGCGTGTCGGAAGTCTTCCAGAGCAAATTCAAGGTCGGCGGGGTAGCCGCAGCCGCCGTGAAACAGGAAGGAGAGGGGAAGAAGACGGTCAAGTCGAACCCCCTCGATCAAGCGCGGCGGAACGCCACTCGAATCGCAAAATAAGGAGAAGTTGAAATGGCGAAGTTTTCCTACGGCGAGCACCTCACTTCGGCTGCTCACATCATCTCGGCGAAGCTGGGCACGACCGTCGCCAAGATGGTCGACGCCGATGTCGGTTTCCCGGTGAAGCTGGGTGCGGACTCCACCTTCGTGAAATGCACGGACGGTGATCAGATCGAAGCTTTCGTGAAGTCGGTCGAACCGTGGACCGTCGAAGAGCATTCGTTCGGCGGTGTGATGACCGGCGGTTTCAAGGAAGTCACCGTCTACGGTCCGATCGCGATCGGCGATTACGTGGTTGCCGAAACCGGCGGTCGCGTGAAGAAGGCTCCCGCGATGACTGCGGACGCGACGACCCATCCGAAGTACCTGTGGCGCTATGTCTCGGGTGCAGTCGGTGCCGGCGCGACGACCGAGTACAAGGGTGTGGTGATGCGCGTCGCCTAAGCGTCCGCACAAGGCATAACAAGGAGAAAAATAAAATGCCGAAGTTTGTGTTCCACGACGCCGAGGGCGCTCGACAGGAAGCGGATCTTGACGTGTCGGTGTACCGCGAAGCTGCGGACAACGGCATGTCGGTTCCGCAGTTCATCAACCATCGGTTCCCGACCGATCCCGAAGCGCATGGCACCGCCTTCGAGCAGTTCATGGCATCCGCCGGCCTGTTCGTTCGCCGTGACAATCGCTACGGCCTGAAGCCGCCGTCGATGCGGGAGATCTTCGAGGGCGGCGCCGAAATGAACGCCGGCCTGATCACCCGCGAAGCGCAGCCGGCCTCGCGCATCCTGTTCCCCTCGGTCGTCCTCGAGGCGGTCGAGAACAAGCTGCGCGACGACACCACCGGCTACGTCTCGCTGTTCGACAGCCTGGTTTCGCGCACCGACACCATCACCGGCCACAAGTTCGAGCAGCCGGTGCTGGACTACAGCGGTCCGGAAGCGGCCCGCATGAAGCCGATCGCGCAGGGTGCGACCCCGCACACCATGCTGACGATCAAGGCGTCGGACGTCACCCGTCGCATCCCGACCTACTCGCTGGGTATGGAGATCACCAAGGAAGCGCAGGAAGCCACCTCTCTCGACCTGGTGACGATGGCGCTGACCCGTCAAGCCGAGATCGAACGCGCGTCGATCGTCGACGAGGCGATCCTTGCCATGTACGCGGGTGACGCGGACGCTGGCTTCAGTGCGCTGACCGCGGTGAAGGCCAACACCTTCGACTCGACCATCAGTGCCGCCGGCACGCTGACCCACAAGGCGTGGGTCAAGTGGCTGCGCAAGAACTTCCGTCGTCGTCAGATCGACTGGGTGTTCTGCGATCTCGAGACCGCGCTGGCGATCGAGAACCGCACCGGCAAGCCGACCGTCCAGAACGACGACCCGAACAGCCCGCGCATCGACGCGCTTGCCCAGGTGGCGAACCCGGCGTGGCAATCGGTCCGCATCTTCCTGCTGGAAGACGGCCTGCTGCCGGCGAACACCATCCTCGGCATCGACAGCCGCTACGCGATCTGGAAGGTGCAGTCTTCGTCCGCCGACTACTCCGCCGTCGAGGAGTTCGTGCTCCGGAAGACGATGGCCCTGCGCTTCGACATGGGCTACCAGTACTTCCGTCAGTTCGACCAGGCTTTCGAGGTTCTGAGCCTGACGGTCTAAGCGGTAGATGGGGAGGGGCCGTGAGGCCCCTCCTCTTCGTGTTCGTTCCAGGAGACGTCAATGGCCAAGGCACAACCTGAGAAGGCTGTCGAGCAAGAGCAGCCTGTCGTGGAGCCCACGACTGAAGAAACGCAAGCGGAAGCGCAGCCTCCCGCTGACGAGGGTTCGGTGGATCAGCAGCAGCCTACCGCTGATGCTGAGCCGGCCGCTACCACGGTCAACGTTCGCGCCGTCACTGGCGACTACTACGATCCGTTCACCAAGGTCATGTACCGAAAAGGTGAGGTGGTCGAAGGGGTCCAGATGGACGGGTGGATGGAGGCCCAGGTGGCTGCTGGTTACATCGAAAGGGTGTAAGCACCCGCGGCCTCGCGCTGCGGGGCCGTCTACTGACTTTCCGACATGATCACGCTCTCCGCCTACATCCCCGACTACAGCGAAGTTCGAGCTCTGCTCGGAGTCTCCGAAGACGAACTCGAGGACAAGACCATCGGTCTTCGAGTTTTTCTTCGTAGTCTCGAGGAAACGCTGAACGAAATCAGCGAGAACCTGATCGATCAGTTCATTGCGGTCATCGCGATTGCTGCTGTCGACCGCAGTTCAGCACAAGCGCGGTTTCACAACGCCGTGCAGACCTTCGCCACTTACCATGTGGCGGCGGACCTATCCGAATCCCTTGCCCAGTTCTCTCCGAAGACGATCAGCGACGGCAAGGCAATGGTTCAGCGTCACGCTGACTCCCCTTACAAGGTGACCATCGATGGCATTCTGAGAGGCAGAACCCTCGCGCTCAATCGGCTGAAGTCGGCTTTCATCATCGTGCAGGGCGGCACCAGCGGCACGACGATCCCCGTATTCAGCGGCCTTGCCGTGTCGACGCCTACCGCCGATCCGGTGACGGGAACCTGATATGCGTCTGGCGAACGCGGCCAAGTACTTCGACCGGCTGGAGGTGCGCGACGCGTACTCCGGCCGCAAGCTTTTCCGCGCTCAGTTCGACCTCTTCGATGACTCGGAGCGTGACGCGATCGGCATGCTCCGGCGCACGCTCTCGGTGGCGCCGGGGACGCAGATGCCGGCCCGTCTCGCCATCACCGCGCCGGAGGGGTATCACTGGATCGTCGGCGCCACCGACAACATGGACACCTTCGGCAACGAGGTGATCCGCGACAAGTACACGCTGCACCGGTCATCGGGCCTTGCCCGCGTCTGCACGCCCGCAGAGGTCATCGCAGGCGCCGGAGGCACCGAGATGCACGGCGGCCTCGCCTGGATCAAGGATTGGCGCGAGGAGGCCGTCTCGAGCCGTCCCTACCCCTACTGCGAGATCTACTTCGCCGCGGGCGAGCCGGTCGAGCCCGATCGGTACGTGGTCCTCGGTGGCCGGGTGTTCCGGATCCGCTCGGTCTACACGTCTGAGGCGGGCTTCAAAGTCGCTGAGGCGGATGATCTTCAGGCCGCGCTGCAGCCGATCACCTACTCCGGCACGCTTGTCTACGATCCGATCACCGATGAGGAGACGGCAACGCCAGTGGCGATGACCGCACTCGTTTACCGGTTCAGCAGTCATTACCAGTATGACCAGGCGTCTGCCGAGAAGATGGAGCCCGGTGATCTGAACTGCGTGATCACCAAGGCGGATGTTGCATTGGCAGAGGTTGGAAGAATCGTTGTCTATAGCGGGGTGACCTACCGCGTGATTTCAGTCGAAGGAGAGCAGGACTGCTGGCGCCTGCACATTCGACCATGATCGATTTCGAGAACCTTGGAGAGTTTACTCGCCGCCTAGAGAACGAGATTATCGATATCGAGCGAGAGTTTAGTAGAGATTATCGAATCTTCGTTCTGCTCTCAATCAGAAAACTTGCAGAATACTCGCCACAGTGGAGCGGTAACTTTGCTGCCAATTGGAGCGCTAGTATAAACAGCCAGTCGTACTTCAAATATGAGATGTTTGACGCAACTACTGGAGCGTTGACTTCTTTCGATGCGGCGAATATACAGTTTCGAGGCGACATACCGGCAATCGAAGAGGCAGTTCGTAGAAACGAAAGCTATCTAAGCACGCTTGATCTAACCGATATTGTCTATATCGACAATCTGACCCCTTACGGGGATGAAATTGCGGAAAACAGAAGGGAAGGAACGGAGGCTACGTTTCTACGGCCTGGCAATTACATCAATCCGATGCCCTACCCTCTAGGCGCTTTCTTTGCATATCACAATGTTGGTTTTTAATCGATGAACACCAGCGAAGCCAGAGAAGCCATTTACACCGCGCTGGTTGCAGCAATCCCAGCTGGTACCCCGGTTATCTGGGATAACCGGGATACGTTCGATCTGAACAACGATCAGCGCATGCACATCAGAACCGAGTTCATTGTGCATGCCTCTGAGCAGAAGAGTCTAGGGCAACTGAAAGTTGTTCGCAGACAAGGCGTGCTCGCCTTGATGGTTTGCGTGAAAGAAGGTACCGGCACCGCACAGGCGATCGACCTTGCCGTGGTCCTTTGTTCCGCGCTTCAGATGAAGAGCTTTTCGGGGCTACAGACGAAGGCAGCTTCGCCTGAGCGTTCCGCCAAGGTGAAGGGCTGGCACCTCCAACCGGTGAGCGTGCCCTTCTGGTTTGACGAACTGGTTGATCAACCGGAATAATCCTGTAAAATCAACCAGATACAGAGCTAACAAGGAGAATAAGAAATGGCTCTTGGTACGGGCGCTCGGACCCAACTCCGATACATTCTCGAGACTGTCTTCGGTTCGACGCCTGTTGCGGGCAACCCGTCGAACCTGCGGCGATCCGACGATTCCCTGGGTTTCCGAACCCAGACCACCATGTCGCAGGAGATCCGCTCGGATCGCCAGACGACCGACCTGATTCTCGTGGGAGCGTCCGCCGAAGGCGGCATCAACCTCGAAATGTCGTATGCCGAATACGACCCGCTGCTCGAGGCCGTGCTTCAGGGCACCTGGGGCGTCTACGGCACGAACGGCGTCAGCACGGTCTTTGTCGGCACCTTCACGACCAGCAAGATCACCGCCGGCACGGCGCCGACCGGTGGTTCCGCGTTCACCAGCCTGGCACAGGGCCAGTGGTTCCGCCTGAACGCCCCTGGCCACGCCAACGACGGTCTCGTTCTTCAGGTCTCGAAGACGGTCGCTCCGACCGCCACCGAGATCACCGTCGAGGGCACCCCTCTCACGACCGGCACCAGCATCGCCGGCTGCACGATCTCCGCTTCGCGGCTGAGCAACGGCACGACCCAGCGCAGCTTCTCGATCGAGCGTGAGCATGCCGACATCGGCCAGTTCCTGAACTTCCGGGGCATGACCGCCAGTCGCCTTCAGCTCAGCCTGCAGAGCGGCGCGATCGTGACGGGCACGCTGGACTTCATGGGCAAGGATCAGGTCATCGCCGCGGCGACGGCGCTGCCCGGCACGCCCGTGGCCTCGAAGACCTACGACGTCATGAACGCCGTGACCGGTGTGGGTGACATCCAGGAGAACGGCGCCGCGATCGCCGGCACGTTCATCAAGAGCCTGTCGCTGTCGGTGGACAACAAGCTGCGCGGCCGGGACGCGATCGGCGTGCTTGGCAACGTGGACATCGGTTCGGGCTCGCTGGAGATCACCGGCAATATGTCGGTGTACTTCGCCAACGCCACCCTCTACAACAAGTTCCTGAACAGCACCCGCAGCAGCCTTTCGTTCCGCATGACGGATGCGAACAAGAACGGCTACGTGGTGACGCTGCCTTCGGTGAAGTTTTCTGAAGCGAACATTCAGGCCGGCAACAAGGATTCCGACTCGATGGTCGAGATGACTTACACGGCCCTGATGGATCCGACGCTGCTGAAGACCATCTTCATCGACCGCTTCGGCGCGGCGCTGACCTAATCCTGGTTGTCTCCTGCGGTACCTTGGCAGGGCGCTCGCGCCCTGCCTTTTTCTTTGCTTCGCGTGACATTTTGCAATAGAATCCGCGCACTTAGTCCATCTAAAACAAGGAGAAAATCATGGACATTTTCAAGGCCTTTGCCACCGACGAAACGAAGGAAGTCGAGGGCGCCTGGTTCGACGTTCCCGGCGGGGATGCCCGCGTGCGCGTCGCCCGCTCGACCAACCCGAAGTACGCGCGGGCCGTCGTCGACGCCTACGAGAACCTGCAGAAGAGCAAGCTGCCCAAGGCCGAGCTTGAGAAGAAGCAGGAGGCCGCCTACACCTCGCTGATGGCCACGCACCTGTTGGTCGGCTGGGAGGGCGTGCAGTTCAAGGGCAAGACCCTGCCCTACTCGCAGGCGAACGCGGAAATGCTGTTGCAAATCAGGGACTTCCGCATCTTCGTGGTGAAGTGCAGCGAGGACTTCGACGCCTTCCGCGTCGAGGTCGAGGAAGAGGTGGGAAACGTCTGAGCGAGACGCTCAAGTGGGAGCTCGAGTGGGGCGCGGAGTACCAGACCCTGCTCGAGATCGCCAAGTCCGGACACACCCCGGAGGCGCTGGAGCGCCGGCCCGAGCTCCCTCCGCAGCTTGCCTACTACCTTGACGTCTTCTACACCCTGAGCCGCGGCCGATCGATCAGCGGCATGGGGACGCCAGGGCCGATCCCCCTCTCGGAGTTCGCTGCGTTCTTCGAGATCTACGACATCCGGAGCCAGGCGCAGCGAGACTGGCTCCTGCGCCTGCTGAGCAAGCTTGACGGGGTGTACCTCAAGCACGTTTCAGAAAAGCAAGCCTCTCAATTTTCGTCACAACCAAAGTCCCCAAGTCCTTGAAATAACAGGACTTGAGGGCTAGACTGGCATCTCAGCCGACAAGAATAAGAAGAAACGCTGTGAGCCGAGATCTCAACCTCTCCATTCGCGTCCAAGGTATCGAGAAGCTGCGAGAGCTCGACGATACCGTAGCTCGCCTGAAGTCTGCGGCGCCCGGCCTGAAAACCGGGTTCGAGGCTGCGGCGAAGGCGACGGACTCCCTTGGAAAAGAGTTCGGTGAACTGAAGGCGGCGATCGAAGGAGGCTTTAAAGGTCTATCTACAGAGTTTGCCAAGATCGCTGCTGGGATTAAAGAGGTAAGTCAAGCAGCGAAAACGCAGGAAGCAGAAATTGCTGCGACTACACGGAAGAACATCGAGAGAGTCAAAGCAGAGGCTGTTACCGTAAGGGAGCTCAGGCAGGCCTACCAAGCCCTTTACGAGTCTCGGTTGAAGGGCGGCAAAACGGAGTTCGGTTACGCGACTCTCGAGAGTTTCAAAACTCGTGGAGTAACCCTGAGTCCGGATGACCGTGTTCGACTTCAAGCTCAAAAGGAGTACTTCGCCGCCGTAAAGGAATCCAACTCTGCTCTTGAAGAACAAGTAGCTCTACTTAGGCAGGCAAAGGCGGCAACCTGGGGGACCGGTCTTCAGGGTGCAGCCCTTCAGGGTAGTCTTTACGGAAGGACTGAAAAAGACCAAGCTGATCTCGCCGCGCTTCGTACCCACTACGAAATGATGGAGAGAATTGCAGCGGAGGGGGCTGCAAAAGTAGTTGCTGCAAAAGCTGGCATTTGGGGAGGTGCTCTTCAAGGGTCCGCTATTCAAGGCAGCCTGTACGGCAGAAGCGCAGCTGATCAGGCAGAGCTGTCTAAGCTTAGGAATCACTACGTAGAGTTGGAGCGCGTAACCAGAGAAGGGGCGGCCAGAGTTGCAGCCGCTAGAGCGCAACAGTGGGGATCGGCGCTACAAGGCACAGAAAATCTTGCCGTTAGCTTTTCTAGGTCCGGCAGAACGGAAGCGGATAACAAGCAGCTAGCCGACATGGCTAGGTACTACTCGGATCTTGAGAGGGAATCCAAGAGGTCGGGTGGAGCTCTTCGAGACCACACACGCTCTGTTAATGAAGCGAAAGACGCCTACGCTACGCTTCATTCCGCTCTTAGGGGTACAGCTGGGGGTCTAGGGCAGATCTGGCTGTCGTGGGGTAGACCGCTAGCCGCCCTCTGGGCTGGTTTTGCGGTGTCAACCGGTATTCGGGAGTCGATTAAGCAGTTTGCAGAGTTCCAGCACCAGATGACAGTTGCTAAGGCGGTCTCGGAAGAGAGCCAAGTGACTATCGACAGGGTGACGGAGGCTGCGCTGAGGCTAGGCACCGAAGGCGCCTTCGGTCCTCTTGAGATGGCGAGTGCCGTGCGTGTCCTGGTACAGGCCGGTCTACAGGCTCAACAAGCTCTGGAGGCCCTTCCTGTAGTCAAGGATTTCGCTACCGTTGGTGAAATGGACATGGGGCCGGCAGCGCAGTCGCTGATCGGTATTACGACCGCGTTTGGTCAGCCCATGTCCAATATGGCCCGTATCTCTGACATCATCGGAAAAGCGGCTGCTGTAACGCAGACGTCTATTCAAGGCCTTACAGAGGCAATGAGGCAGGCCTCTGTTGTGGCGGAGCAGTATGGCGCAGACGCAAACGAGGTTGCGGCTGTGTTGTCTATCCTGGCTAAGCGGAACATTGAAGGTTCCAGAGCCGGTACTGCTATGCGCAACGCCTATAACGAAATTTACGCGCCGGGAGACAAGGCTAAGAAGGTATTGCAAGAGCTTGGGATCCAAGCCTATGAAGCAGATGGCAGAATGAAGCCCCTGCTTCAGGTTTTTGGCGAGTTGCGCTCGGAAATCGTCAAGTACAACAAGGAGTCGCAGAACAACATTCTGCAAACCATTTTTGGCGAGAGGGGTGGGAAGGTTGGCTCCGCTATTCTTAACGACCTGTCTACCGTATCTTCGCTGTACAAGGAGATTGAAGGGTCTACAGGGTTCTCCAAGATAGCGTCTCAAATCATCGAGAACGAGTCGGCAACCGTCAAATGGGCGGTTGCGATGAACACATTGTCTCAGGCGTTCATCGAGGCAGGCAGAGCGGCGGAACCTTCGCTAAAGGCAGCCTCTGACGCGTTGAGAGATCTGTTTGCGAGTGAAGACTTCAGGTCGCTACTGAACGCCACCCTTGCAACCATTGCAGATACTCTGAGCTTCCTCGCTGAAAACCTCAAGACGGTCGGCGGATTGTTCCTGGTTTACCTTGGAGCCAAAACGCTGGGGATGCTCGCGGCACTAGCCGGAAGCTTTCTGCTTGTTGCTAGCAGCGCGAAGACTAAGGCAGTAGCGATCGCTCAGTCTGCGATGGCCATACCGGCGCTCATCCGCCAATATGGACTTGCCACAGTAGCTGCTAATGGATTCAGCGCAGCGCAAATCGCGGCTGCTCAGGCATCCGCTGGCGCTGCGGCGTCTGGAATGCTGAGCGCTACCCGGATGTCCGGGTTTGCGATGGGCGCAGCTAGGGTGGTGCCTGTAATTGGAAACATCGCTACCGCTATCGGAATTGCTGCGCTAGCCTGGGATTTTTTCAAAGATCGCCAGCAAAACGCCATGCAAGCGCTTCAAAACGGCGCTTCAGAATATGGCAAGTCTGTGGAGGGTATTTCTCAGCACCTTCAAGACAGGGCTGACAGAGCAAGAGAGGTTATTGGTGGCAATCTGTCCGCCAATAGCGCTGTAATGGACCCTCTGTACGATCAGCATAGGAAAAGAGTGCAGCTGATTGATGAGGAAGAGAAAAAAGAGCTTGCTCGTCGCCTCGAAGACCGCCGGTATCAAGAGGAGGTTGCGCGGAATAAGCGGCTGATGGGCACCGAAACGTCCGAACTTTCTGGCGATAGTCAGGCAGATATCGCCAGGCAGGTTCAGGAACAGTATCAAGCTCGTAGAGACAGTGCGAACGCGCAATTCGCGGCCGACAAGGCCAGACTTGAAAAGCAGGCTGCAGAGACAAGAAAGCTCGAGAAGCTGGCCTCCGATAAACAAACGGAGGCGTTCAGACTTGGCACTGGCAATAAGATATTCGGTACTCCTGACGACGGTATGCGTCAGTACAACGACCCGGTTGGCAAGGAGTATTCCAACTGGGTTGCTGAGTATAAGGCAAAGGTTCAGGAAGAGAATGACATCCTGAATGATCGGAATAAAATTCTGAAGGCCCAGTTCGACGCGGCCCTGATCACCGAAGAGGAGTACAACCGTAGGTCTTCCGAACTGGAACAGGAGAGAGCAGACAAGAGGCTAGCAGCTGCGCGGCAGATCTCTGGACCAATGCTTGACCAGTACATCGCTAGGCGTGAGGAAGGCATCCGCAAGGAGTACGGATCTGATCCTAAGAAGTTGGAGGCGCAGCTAAGAGCCCTTGCGGCTGAAACCGCTAAATATCGTGCTCAGTTTGGTGCAGAGGAGAGAGAAGCCACTAGGGACGCCTCTACCACTAAGACGATTAACGAGCTAAAAACTATCGCCAGGGCAAAGGATCGTGCCGATGGGTTGTCAAAGCTCGTCCAGGGTCAAGAAAGAGAGGAGTCCTCTCGTGACTTTGCGTATCGCATGCAGTTCATGGATTCAACTACTCAGGCGTTGGAACGTCGACGCCTCGAGATTGAAGATCGTTGGGCTGACATGCGTCTCAAGGCTAAACAGTCTGGCGACGCTAAGTGGCTCGATGTCGTTGAAGATGGGTTCAAACAAGCTACCGACCTGGGTCTGGAGTACGAGCGTCGCCGTATCGAATCTGAAAAGAGGATTGAAACGGGTGTCCTCAGGGGCGCAACCAATTACCTGAACGAGATCTCCAACCTTGCCTCGGTTGGTGAATCTCTCGTGCGCGACACCGCTCGTGGCGTCGAGGATTTCTTCGTCAACATGGCGAAGACAGGCGAAATCTCGCTGAAGTCACTCGCCGACATGGCGATCGAGCAGTTCACTCGCATCATGGTGCAGCAACGCATCATGGGGCCGCTGATGAAGCTGCTGACCGGCTTCATCCCCGGAGCTCCGTCTGCGGCGGCGACCACCCTTAACAACTACAACATGGCCCTTGCCGCCAAGGGTCATACGGGTGGACGTGTCGGCTACGAGGCGATGGATGGGATGCACATGGTTTCCGCCTCCCTCTTCCGCGGCGCCTCTCGCTACCACAGCGGCGGCGGGATCGGTCTGTATCCAGGCGAGGTGCCAATCATCGCCAAGAAGGGCGAGATGATCTTCACCGAGCAACAGCAAGCCGTGCTCGGCAACGCGCTGAACCAGAAGGCAGAAGCGCCGAACGTTCAGGTGAACATCATGAACAACGGTCAGCCAGTCAACGCGCAGGACACGCAGGTGAAATTCGATGGCAAGCAAATGATCATCAACGTCATGCTCGAGGATATGGCACGCAACGGCCCGATCACGCAGCGCATGAACAGGGGTAGGTGATGGCAGCGTTTCCCAGCTACATGATCCTTCTCCGTGACGGGTTCTCTATCAAGAGAAATTCTGCTGTTCAGCGTACGGAGATGGAAGACGGTTTCGCAAAGCAACGCAAGCGTTGGTCGCGCGTTCTGGTGTCGCGGTCGGTGTCTTACGGCACCAGGACGAAGGCTGATTACGAGAGCTTCATTACGTGGTTCAACAGCACGATCAACCGCGGTGCGGACTGGTTCGACTGGACGGATCCCGTCACCGCGACGGTGAAGCAGGCCAGGATCAAAGGCGGCGTGATCGAGGACGAAGCGCCCGAGGATCCGATGCTGACGTGGTGGACCGTGAAATTCACGTTGGAGGTGTGGGATGCCTAAGGTAGTCAGCACGACGCTGCGCGATCGCATCATGCGCACCGCAGCGCCCGAGGCGCCTGTGGTGCTGCTCGAGATCTCCCACCCGCAGCTTGCCCAGACCGTCAGGGTGATCAACGACACCCTCGACCTGACGCACAACGGCAACGTCTACACGGCGATCCCGTTTCGCGTGCTGTGGCCTGATGATCAGGAAGAGCAAGCGCCTCGCGCCACCCTTGCCATCGACAACGTGGGCAAAGAGCTCGTGCAGTGGATCGAAGCAAGCTCTGGCGGCGTGGGCGCTGTCGTCACGATGAAGAAGGTGCTGCGCTCCAACCCCGACTTCGTCGAACTTCAGGTCGAGATGGATCTGCAGGCGATCGAAATGAACGTGTCGGAAGTGCAGGCCACGCTCGGCTTCAAGAACCTCTTTCAAAAACCGCTGGTCAGATTGACCTACCGTCCTGAGACGCATCCGGGGATGTTCTGATGGAACACTGGGCAAACAAGTACGTAGGAAAACCCTACATCAGCAAACAGTACGACTGTGCTTCGTTGGCAGTCGATGTCCTTCGCGAGGTGTTCGGCAAAGACGTGCCGGATTACGGTGAGCGCCCTGCTTCTCGAAGCGAAGGGCATGCCGATCTCGCGCAGCGGCTCGAAGACCGCACCACGCGCATCGAGAAGCCGGTCGAGGGGTGCGCGGTGCAGATCCTCGTCGGCCAGCGCATCGCGCACGTCGGCGTCTATTGCGAGGTCGACGGCTGGCCCTGCGTGCTGCACAACATTCGCCGGCACGGCGTCATCCTCACCAAGTTGCAGGACATGCGCCGGCATGGTTGGATCGTGGAGGGCTTCTACGAATGGAAATGACGCTCCCTGTCGCCTCCTGGCACCCGAACCCGCTCGAGCCCGGCGATCGCCGGAAGCTCTCGTTCGAGCCCTTCCTCGAAGGCGAGACGCTTGCCGAGTACTTCCTGCGCATGGGGTGGGAAGACGCGCTCGACTACCCCGCCAAGGCTTTTGTCGGTGGAGTGGAGGTCGCGAAGCAGTGGTGGCTGAACGTCAAGCCAAAGATGGGCACGCAGGTGTCGGTTCACGCCGCCCTGTCCGGGGATGACTCTGATGTTGGTCAGGTTCTGCTCACTCTTGCTGTAGCGGTGGCAGCATTCTACGTTCCTACTCTTTGGTCTCTTCAGGGAACCTGGCAAGGTGCTTTGATGTCTGCCGCCATTTCTATTGGCGGCAGCCTGATCGTAAGTTCTCTCTTCCCTCCTCCCGACCCAACCAACAAGATGAAGGAGGAGGATCCGGTCTATAGCATCTCCTCAGCATCTAACCAATACCGGCATTACGAACCGGTGACGTTGCTGTGCGGCCGTCGCCGCGTGTTTCCTGATGTTGATGAGAAGCCGTTCACTTACTTTAAGGACAACGAGCAATACCTACATCAGACGTTCAACTTCGGACTCGGCGATCTTGAGGTGTCGGATCACAAGCTTGGCGATGCCACGCTGGAGAGCCTTGGCGTCGCTGGGCTGGAGATCCCCGATACGACGGTAGCGAACGTCGATACGGAAGCTGGCAACGAACTGCTGTTCTCGACAGGTTTTGTTCAGCGCACTGGGCCGCTAGACACGACTGCTATCGAAGTTGACATCTCCGGCATTCTTGTTATTTACGACAAGGAGGGTGGACAGCAGAACGGGACTTGCGTGTTTACTCTCGAGTACTCCCCTGTCGGCGCAAATACGTGGACTAACTTCAACCTTGATCCTGTGATTGTTGGGTATACGCCTTCGTCGTATGAGCAGGTACAGGCGTTTGTTGACGGAGAGACTGGAGCAGTTATTACGCCAATGCCTGCAGGTGAAGGCTGGGAACTCTGGAACGACAACACGGGTGAGTTCTCGGGCTAATAAGCAGCACCGTCACACAATAAAAATAACAAGAGGAAGTTGTGACATATTACTGGCGGCGGCAAGTAGGCAATCAGCCGATCTACGCGTCTCAAGGCTCGGCGGCTCTCGTTGGCGACGGGCGCAGGCAGGTGCGGAAAACCTTTCGACAGGAGGTTCCGAAAGGTCAGTACGACGTGCGCATCAAGCGTGTGACGTCGGACTCCACCGATGATCGGACGACGCTCGAGACGCAACTGCTCGGGGTCAAGTTTTTTCAGCGGCAGGACGCGGACACTGGGGGCCAGCTACGAGCTAGCATGCTCGTGCAAGCTACTGGACAACTGAACGGCGCGATCGATCGCTACTCGGCCTACGCCTCCGCGTCGGCGCCCGCACCCGAGCTCAACTTCGTCTCGATCAAGACCAGCAACCCGGCCGCCTGGTTCTACCTGATCGCCAAGGGCATCTACCACCCTACCAGCGGGCGCCTGCTGGCCGGCGGAGGCCTGCCTGACGCCAAGATCGACCTCGACGCTCTGAAGGCGTGGGCGGACTTCTGCAACGCCAATGCGCTGACCTTCAATGGCGAATTCAAGGGGAAGATCTCCGTCGCCGAGGCGCTCAACAAGGTTGCCCGTGTCGGCCGCGGCTCGCTCTCCTATCAGGGCGGGAAGCTGAGCGTCGTCTGGGATGCGCCGAACCTCAGCCCGGTGGCGATGTTCGGCCCGCACAACATGATCCCCGGCACCTTCTCGGTGAGCTACATCTCCGACAAGATGGCCGACGAGATCGTCGTGCGGTTCGAGAACGAGGCGAAAAACTACGAATCGGACACCATCCGCGTGACGGTGCCGGGCGCGACCACGGTCGGGCAGGATCCCGCCGAGGTCGACCTCTTCGGCGTCACGAACGAGGCGCAGGCCGCCAAGGAGGCGAACCTGCTTGCCGCAGCGCAGCTGTGGCGCCGCCGAAAGATCTCGTGGGAGACCGACCTCGAAGGCCTGATCGTCTCGCGCGGGGACGTCGTGCTCCTCTCGCACGACCTGACGCTGTGGGGCGCCACCGGGCGCGTGTTCGCCGCGGCGAGCACGACCAGCATCACGCTCGACAAGCCGGTCACTGGAAACGGCACGACCCAATGGCTTGCCTTCCGCCGGCCCGACCACGCCGACATCACCTACCACCAGGTTCAGGCGTTCACGGGGGAGAGCAGCACGCTCACTCTGCTGACCGCCCTGCCTGTTGTCCCCGGCGCGGATGGTAACCACGTCCCTGCTGATTACGTTTGGGCGTTCGACGCTACAGCTACGCCGGGCAAGAAGGTGAAGATCACCTCTCTTGTTCCTGTCGATGAAAACCGCGTCAAGCTGGAAGCGGTTGATGAGTATGCTGAGTACTACCTCAGCGAGGTCAACCCGTATACATATCAGCCGTCTGCACCGATCATCGGCACGCTGCCAAGCATCACGCAGCTTCGTATCTCCACTTACAACGATCCCAGTGGTGCGGATGGTCAGCTTTACGCTCAGGCAACCTGGGTGGTGTTCGGCGCCAACTTCACTGAAGCTGCGGTTTACGTGAAGGCCGGCGCCAACGGCGTCTTCGAGTACAAGGGCAGCACGAAGCAGAGCTCGTTCGTGTTCCCTGTTGATCCGATGGTCACCTACGAGGTGAAGGTTGTCGTCTACGGTGCTTTGGGCACGATCGGCGGCAGCAACTACATGACGGTGGCGTGGCAGGCGTCCTCCGGACCGCCGCCGGCCGTGACCGGCCTGGTCAGCGAGACCGGCTCGACGGTGACCTCCGGCCAGGACATGCGGATCGCATGGAACGACACCCCGCTCACGACCCACTACAGCATCCTCATCACCGCAGGCGCCTTCAGCAAGACGGTGACGTCCGTCGAGCCGCGCTTCACCTACTCGGCCGAGGATGCCCGCCTTGACGGCGGCCCGTGGCGCTCGATCACGTTCGCCGTCCGTGCGGTGAACCTCGAGGGCCAGTCGGCTACCGCGGCGTCGATCACGCTGACCAATCCGGCGCCGGCCGCCCTCACCGGCCTCTCGCTGCAGTCCAGCCTCGACATCGCGATCCTGAACTTCACGCCGCCGCCGGATCCTGACTACGTGGGCGTCATGGTCTGGGCGAGCACGACCAGCGGCTTCACACCAGGGCCGGCGAATCTCGTGTACGAGGGGCGCGACACCTCGGTGGTGATTCGCCTTGCCAACCCGGCGCTCACCTACTACGTTCGCGCTGCGGCCTACGACACCTTCGGCAAAGACGCGCTGAACCTCTCCAGCGAGCTCTCGGTCACCGGCAGTATGATCGAGCACGCTGACCTCGCGACCGCTGTCGCCGATCTTCTCGACACGCTCGAGATGCAGCAGACGGTGAAGCTCGCCAACGGCGTCATCGCAGGTTACGGCCTTGCCTCGACGCCTCCGGATGCCGACGAGCAGACTTCTGCCTTCATCGTGCAGGCCGATCGCTTCGCGATCGTTAAGCCCGACACGGGTGCGTCGACCATTACTGCGATCAGCCGAACCAGCAACGTCGTGACGGCGACCGTCTCGGCTGCTCACAACCTGTCGGTGGGCACCAGCATCACGGTCAGCGGCGTGGCGAACGCCGGCTTCAACGGTACGTTCGTGGTTACCTCCCTGCCCAGCGCTACGCAGGTACAGTGGTCGCAGACGGCCGCGAATGCGAGCTCGAGCGGCGGTACGCTTCGCGCTGTCCCGCTGATCCCCTTCATCTTCGACACGACGGTCAACCCGCCGGTCCTCTCGATCGACGGCTACCTTTCCGCGGACCGGATCCGAGCCGGCACCTTCCAGGCGGTGACGAACGTCGGCAGCACGCGCGTGCTGATCGACGGCCCGAGCGAGCGGATCACCGTCAACGACGGCACGCGCGATCGCGTGAAGATGGGCAAGCTCGGGACAGGCAACTACGGTCTGGAGGTCATCGACGCCGCCGGCAACGTGGTGCTGTCCAACGATGGACGTCTCGGGTCGACCCTGTACATCGGTGGAGGATCGACCACGCTGGGGGAGTTCGCCGCCAATGCCGCCGCGCCGACCATGCAGATGATCGGCGAATTCGCGACGGCGCCGAGCCCCGCGAGCTACCCTGAGAACTCGGTCTACCGAAACAGCACCGATGGAAACACCTACGTGCTGCACTCGGGCGTCTGGGAGCTCTTCCTGCAGAAGGGTGCGGACGGTGAAGACGGCGCCCCTGGCACCGCGAAGCTGCTTGCCCTGAGCGCCACCACGCAGGTGTTCCAGGTCAGCAAGGCCGGCGTCGGCTCCCCGACCTCGGTCACGCTGACCGCGGCTCAGCAGAACCTCGCCGGGTCGCCGACTTTCACGGTCACGGCCGGCACGGTGACGGGCGGCCTGACGGGCGGCCCTGGGCCGACCCGATCCTTCACTTACGCCAACATGGCGACCGATCTGGTTACCGTGGAGGTTTCGTGGGACGGCCTTACCGACACGATCTCGATCGTGAAGGTGCGAGAAGGCGCAGACGGCACGCCAGCGATTGTGGCGATGCTGACCAACGAAGTGCAGGCGCTCGCTGCCAACGATACGGGCGTTGTTGCCAGCTACGCGCTCGCAACTTCGTTCATGAAGGTCTACAACGGTGCGACGGACGACACCGCCAATTGGACCTTCGCAGCGGGAACCAAGTCCCCCGCCGGCCTTGCCGTCACCGTCACTGACGTGGCAGGGGCTGACAAAGGAAAAGTTGCTGTTACTGGGGGTCTTACTGATGACACCGGCTATGTAGACGTTGTTGCTACGCGCTCTGGTTACGCCACACTTACCAAGCGCTTCACGGTAACGAAGTCGAAGTCTGGTGTACCGGGTACTGACGGTAGCGACGCGAAAATCGTCTCCCTGTCGGCAAGCTCCCAGATCTTCCAGATCAACAAGCTTGGCGCCAACAGTCCGGCTTCGATCACTTTCACCGCGGTTGGCCAGAACCTCACCGGTAGCCCTGCTTTCAGCGTTACTGCTGGCGCTACGCTGACCGGTACCGGAAATACCAGAGAACTCACGTTCGCCAACATGGGCGCACTCGAGGTCGCTGTAGTTACGGTTACGTGGGATGGCCAGACCGATACGGTTACGGTTGCCAAAGTCAGGGAAGGGACTGATGGCACGGATGGCACGGATGGCACGAATGGCACTGATGGTCTTAACGCTATCTCTGCTGTTCTTTCCAACGAAGCTCACGTTTTCCCTGCTTCTACCTCTGGCGCTGTTTCCAGCTATACCGGCTCTGGTACTGAGATCCGCGTTTACGAGGGGGCCAGCGAGCTCACCTATGACGGCGTAGGCACTGCAAACGGTACGTGGAAGGTCACTGCTACTCCTACCAACATCACGGTAGGCACACTGACTGACTCTGGCACTTACCTTACGGTAGGCGTCCATTCAGGTGTCGCTTCCGGTACCGATGTCTCTACCATCGTGTACACGATCACCGGTAAGACAGCCGCTGGCGCTGCGTTCACGATTACCAAGAACCAGACGTTCAGCAAGTCTAAGACGGGTGCAACTGGGTCGAGCGCAACAGCCTACTGGCTGCTTGCCAGCGCTCCTGCTGTTCAGAAGTCCGTCGCTGGCGCCTATACGCCTTCTGTTGTCACTTACTCGACGATCTCGAAGACCGGCACGAGCAGCCCTGCTGCCTACGCTGGTCGCTTCATCATCGCGACCTCTCCTGACGGCGTTACTTACACCAACCAGTACACCTCTGCTGCTAACGAGTCGTCCACCAACTACACCGTACCGGCAGGCATCAAGACGATACGCGTCCGAGCCTACCTTGCTGGCGGTACTACGACGCTGATCGATGAGCTCATCACCACGATTGTCTCTGACGGCGCTAACGGTACGGACGGCACTGACGGCGCTGACGGTGCCGATGGGCTCCCAGCCATCACACCTGTCCTCTCCAACGCTTCTCACACGGTTCCTGCTAGCACGGCTGGTGTCGTGTCTTCCTACACCGGCTCTGGTACCACTATCCAGATCTACGAAGGTGCGACACTCCTCCAGTACAACACCACGCTTGCAAATGGCGTGTTCACGATCGGCACGCCGGTTGTCTCGCCGGCCAGCAGCATCACGGTAGGCGCCAGGTCCGGATCCGGCACGACGACCGCGACGGTAGACGTCCACGCGTCGATGACGCAGGACGTCGTGACCATTACTTATCCGATCACCGTCCGCCGGGCGACCGGTCAGGACGTGACCTTCAACCTCGTCCAGACGATCACCAAGTCGAAGACCGGCGCGACCGGGACGACCGGATCACAAGGTCCGCGCGGCAGTGTCACTGTGTACCTGTCCGGATACACGACGTGGGATGCCGCTACCGAAACCGACGTCAATAGCTACTTCACCACCAACTACGGTGGCAAGGTTCTTAACGACGTTGTGACGGTGTACGGCACCGGTTTTTCGCAGACGAGGTTCTGGAATAACAGCGCGTGGGTGCAGGTAACGGTTGCTATTGATGGCAACCTGCTTGTCAGCGGTACCGTTGGCGCCAGCGCCATCAGCGTAACCAGTCTCGCGGCTGTCAGTGCAACACTTGGCAACGTCAGCGCTGGCTCTATCAGAGGCGGGGCGTATAGCGCGTACTCCTGGCCTGCAGCTGGCGCAGGAGGCGGATTTTATCTTGGTCCAGAGGGGCTGCTTCTTGGTAGCGCTAACGACGGCAAGTACCTGCAGGTGACTGCCGAAGGCAACATCTATGCTCCAGGCCTGTCTATCGTTAATGGAAGTCTTACTGCTAGCGGCAACATTACAGCAAACAATCTGGTAGCCAATACTGTTTATACAGACGATATTGTCTCCAATGCCGTATCGAAGATGCAGTCTGCCTCTGGAGGTGGAGGCTCGTTAAGCACCGCTTACTCGTACCTCTGCTCCACCACGTTTGCCCATAACGGAGTGCCGTTTTTTCTAACAGGTACTGTTAGCTTTAGCACTACGGCACCCTCCGTGCCTGTTGAAGTACAGCTATACAGAAGCGACGGCGCTGTACTTAAAACTGCATACGGAACCGTGAAAGAGTACCAAAATCTCACCATTACGTTGACCTACGCAACAGGCTATCACGGCGGTACGTACACGCACTACGTAAGAGCAAGGACTCTTGATGTGGTTACCTGTAGCTTCCTTGATTCAACTCTTCTAGCCCTGGAGACTCGCAGATGAATACTAGAGCAGTAGTCTATAAGGCCGACACAGGTGAGATCCTCTTTGTTAGCTCTTGTTTAATCGGAGAGGTTGAAGCGCAGGCGCCAGAAGGCTCTGGACTTTCCGCTATAGAGCACGCAACTGCAGGCCCTGACACGCATAAGGTGGTTAATGGGGAGGTGATTGAATACAGCATTGGGGGAAAGTTTAGGAAAAAGAATATTCCTGATAGCCATGAAATTGTCTGGAATCCTGCAGTAGAGGACTGGGTAGACCAGCGCCCTCTCAACAGCGTTCGAGCCGACAAGCTTCGCGAGTTGAAGTTGATCCGCGACCAGCTTCTCGAGGGCGGCTTCGTCTGGGACAACTCCACCTTCGACAGCGACATCGCCGTCTCTCAGCCCCGGCTGCTCGGGCTCTTCACGTCGGCCGTCAACGGGCTGCTGCCGCCTGGCGGCCAGCCCTGGCGCCTGAAGGACAACTCGTGGCGCACTCTGTCCGCCGCGGACGCGATCGCAGTGTGGGGCGCCTTTCAGATGCGCATGGCGGCCCTCTTCCAGGCGTTCGGCGTCCATGAAGCAACCGTCAACGCGGAGACTGACATCAACGTTCTGCGGAGCTATGACACGCACGCCGGTTGGCCGACCTAAACCAACCACCACAACAAAAAGACTCTCACCAAGGAGCAACCATGCAGAACTTCGATAGGGCATTCGCCATCGTCGTAGGCGAAGAAGGGGAGTACAGCGACGACCCACAGGACCGCGGCAACTGGACGAGCGGCCAGATCGGTGTAGGGGAGTTCAAGGGGACGAAGTACGGCATCGCGGCGCACGTCTACCCTCACCTTGACATCAAGAATCTGACGCTTGACGAAGCCAAGCGTATCTACCTGATCGACTACTGGATGAAGGCTTACTGCCACGACATGCGTTGGCAGGTGGCGCTTCCTGTGTTCGATTCGGCAGTCAATCAAGGCGTGGGGGCGGCTATCCGCATGCTGCAGGACGCTCTCGGTGTGATGGTGGATGGCATCGTCGGTCCGCGCACCAAAGCAGCAATCGCCAATGCGAATGACCGCCACGTCGCGCGGTTCATGGCGCGACGCGTGTTCCGCTACCAGCAACACGCGAAGTACGAGCGTTACAAAGACGGGTGGCTGACTCGCTGCTTCATCATCGCCAGGGAGGCCGCGTAATGGACCCGATCAGCATCGCAATGGGGCTGGCGACGATCGCGCCCCAGATCCTGAAGTGGATCACCGGCAGCAGCAAGGTCGAGGAGGTCGCTACGACGGTGATCGACATCGCCAAGGAGGTGACCGGTCATGCCGACCCGCTCGAGTCGCTCACCGCCCTGAAGGCCAATCCGGAGCTCGCGCTGCGGTACCGGGAAGCACTGCTTGCCCGAGAGACCGAACTCGACAAGGCCTACCTTGCCGACAAGGCGGACGCTCGGAACAGGGAAGTCGAGCTTGCCAGGGCCGGTCGAGTCGACTATAGGATGGACTTCCTGGCCTTCCTTGCGGTCGCTGGCCTGGTCATCTGCGTCTACCTCGTCGCCAAGGACGCCACCCTGCCAGAGCGGGCAGTGAACGCGATCATGTTCGTGGCCGGCGTGTTCGCCGCCGCGGTGCGCGACGTGTTCAGCTACTTCTTCGGCTCGAGCCGGGGTAGCGCCGAGAAGACCGTTGTGATCGAAAGCCTTTTGAAGCGGTAGCTGGTAGACTGGAGCCTGGTCGGGCAGCGCCGCTAAAGGGGGTGATCCAGCAAGACCATCCGCCGGGCGCAGGCGGGCACAAGGGCGGGGGCAACCCCGCCCTTGTGCTTTTCAGGCTCGTGGACCATGGTCCAATTTGGTCCACGGACCCGGTAAATCCCGGTACATTCCGGTAACTTCCGTGGACCGGTGGACCGAGCAGATCGTAGCTAAGTGATTGATTTTACTGGAGGCGGAGGTCGGAATCGAACCGGCGTAGACGGCTTTGCAGGCCGCTGCATGACCACTCTGCCACCCCGCCTGGGGCGCGGGC